GTCATCTGCCACCACCATAGCCTCGGCGTAGTTGATGATTGAATCCAGAATTGCCGTCAAGTATAGCCCACTCGGCACGCCTCTCTTCCACGGTATCCGCGTTTCAACACCTTTGGCGTCCTTGAAAATTGTGACCGCATTGTCGAATGCGTCCAGCTCTACTTCAGCCAGCTTTTCCAACTCTTCTTTCAAATCCTCGCGAGCATTCTCGACTCCCTTTTTGAACAGCGCGGCCATTGCATAACGGACCGCTTCTTTCCTCTGGCTCATGTCGAACGTGCTTTGGTCAAGTGAGACTGCCTGGATCGTAGGGTCAGCGTTCAACTCAGACAACGCTTTTCGAGACTGCTCCTTAGCCGTGGGATTCAGGCCCAACGTAGTCCACAACTTGTTTCCGTTGTAGTCTTTCATCATCACTTTGTCCAGATAAGAACAACGGCGATACGACCTAGAATCAGCTGCGACAACGCCTCTAGCCCGCGCGGGCTCGTCTTGTTTCGTGAACGGACACAATGTCATTGCGTGCGGCGTCAGCGCCGCTGTGACCAACTCATCCGGGCCCATGCCCAAGCAGCTCGCGAACTTGCCCTTCAATACTTTGCGTTTCCAATGTTTCCCGCCGATAGCGCCAGCCTGCGCGAGAGGCACGTCCCGCATTTGCATCTCAAGACCCGTTCCTTCTGAGCAAGCGCCTGGCAGTGCCCACATATCCCTGAATTCCATGAACTGTCGAAAGCTTATCTGGTCCTCATGCTTCCGGAAGGTAATGAAATCGACGCACTCGTCGACCTTCTTTTCCATCCTCTTAGTCCACAGAATTTCTCTCCCGTCCTCGTCCAAGATCTGAGCTTTCATCTCCTCAAAGACGTCCGCCCTGTTGGGAGTGCAGTCGTAGCCACCCAGAACCTTCAAGTCGGCCAGATAGCTCCAAACGCCGTGCCCAGAAAGGATGTTCTTGCGTATGGCGCATGCAGAAATCTTCTTCAAGCGCGAAATCCAACACGTCTCGCAACACCTCGAAGGCCCGACAAGTATATTGCGTATACGACTGAAAACGCCTCTAGGCAGAAACCCCCTGAATCCGTGCATTATTGTGGCCCACTTAGGTCCGAACTCGTACTTGAGCTTGTCTCCTACCTTCCCCCCCGTCATGGGGTTCCTATTCTTCCTCCACAGATAGTCATCTTTCTTCGAAAACGACAACTCCTGTATCTTCATCTCCGAGCAACTGCAAGGCTTATACTCAACGCAACTGAACAGCTTGTTCAGTTCGCCGGGCTTGCAATCCTCTGTGAGCAGACGTATATCAGCGCCTGCCCGCGAAAGGTCATCCAGTGGGGTCGCATTGAACTTACAGCTCATAGCTCCCTCACATAGGTTGCCTGCGTCAAGTTGACGCAGCTCTCCTCTCGTTAGTGGTCCCTTCTTTTTCTCGCAGACGGATTTAATTCCTGCGCTCCCAAGCCTGGTTTTGTAGTTCCTATCGCGTTTGACTGGGTCCCTAAGGACCGACCTCATACGATTTGAACCGCTCACAGCTCTCCGAGAGAATACATTACCCACACAGCAACACCGCTAGCAACCCTTGAACTTCCTACGAAGTTTGGAGCTGCCAGGTGCTGGCTGTGTTTCGTGACCGATCGCTGCTGCAATGACCCCCCGACTCGGCGGGTCATAGGTTGTGAGGCGTACGGTGGATCTCATGTCGGAGCAGG